TGCTGGAGCTGCAAGTCCAAAAATTTTCGCAGCTTATTCAGATGGAACTAATCTTACAGAAATTTCTTTAAACACTTTAGGTGGAACTATAGGTACTGCTCAATTAGAAGCTGCTTCAGTTACAGCTCCAATACTTGCAAGCAATGCAGTTACTACTGACAAAATTTTACAATCAAATGTTACTACTGCAAAACTAGCAGCATCCGCTGTTACTGGAAATAACATTGCTCAATCTACAATTACACAAACTAAACTTGCTGCAGATTCAGTTGGATCAAATCAATTAATTGCAACTGGAGTTACTGCTCAAGAATATACTTCAGCTACAATCACTGTGGATGCTGATGGAAGAATTACTGCAGCCTCTTCTGGTGGTGGTGCTTCAAACTTTGAATATGTTCTTTTTAGTAGCGGTGGTTCTGGTAACGTAACAGCACCTGCTAATGTCTCAAAAGTACAAGCCTTTTTATGGGGCGGAGGTGGAGGCGGAGGCGCTGGAGATAATAACCCACCAGAAAGTGGACGACCTGGAGGTGCAGGAGGTTTTGGTTATTGGACAGGTTCTCTTGCTGGCCCAGCAACTGTTCCTTATTCTATTGGTGGTGGCGGAAACGGTGGTAATCATCCTAACGGGACTGGTAACGCAGGATCTGCAACAAATTTTTCTAATTTTACTGCAAACGGTGGCGGTGGCGGTTCTCGTAATGCTTCTGGTAGCACTGGTACTTCACCTGGAGCTACAGGTGTGGGAAATACTACAAGTTTTTGGAATAATCAACCAGGAAAAGGTGGCCCTGGTGCACCTGGTGCATCTGGTTCTCCAGGAACTCCTGGTAGCACTGGTGCAGCAATAGCTTTATTTAATCAAGGATAATAAATTATGGCATATTTTATTTTTACAAAAGATAATAATCAAAACAATTTATACAGAATAGCTGAAAATGATACTGATAAAAACAGTTTAAGTTTTCACGAAAAAACTAGTGTAGTTAAAACAGTATCAGATGTTGATTACAACAAAGTAAAGCAAAGTAAAGCAACAGCTTATTTAGAAAATGATATTGTTGTTGTAAATGATATTTCAGTTAATATACCTAATGAAAATGCTCTCAAGGCTACTATTGATATGAACATAAAAACCTGTGATTATTTTTTAAATAACTTTGATTCAAATAATTCAATGCGTTCAGCTATAAGCAATTATAAAAGTGTTCTTGAAAGTTTTGATACATCTACAATAACTTTTCCAATTGATAAATCTTGGGAAACATATTGTTTGGAAAATGGAATTACTTTTTTGAATCCTTTACAAATACCATAAAAAATATTATATATACTGCATGTTTGATAAAACTATAAGTTTTATAGCATGTAAAGAATATATAGAATTTACTGAAATAAAACCAGAACCTTCAAAACTTAACATACCTAAATGGTATAAAGATTTAGATCATCATGTGGAAATAAGAACTATTAAAGGATGCATGCCTTTTTTAGATACTTTAACTACTGGATATATTTTAAAATTACCAGTAGATTATTATATTTGTCATAATGTCATAAAAGATAATGAAAGAGTTATGGTGGGTAGATCCGATGTTCAACCAACTATTGAAAACAATATTACAAAAAATATTAATGTTAATCCTAATTACCCTCAATATCATAGGATAGATCAATTAGGTAAAGAATGTCCTTTTATTAAAAAAAATAAAGATTTACCTTTTCATAAAATTTTAAATCCTTGGATAATAAAAACTCCTCCAGGATATTCTTGTTTATTTATACCACCTATGAATAACGCAGATGACAGGTTTTCCATTATTCCTGGTATTGTAGATACTGATACATACCATAAAGAAATAAATTTTCCCATAATAGTAAATGGAGATAAATACCCTGTTTTAGAAACTATTTTAAAATTAGGCACTCCTTACGTTCAAGTAATTCCTTTTAAAAGAGATCAATGGAAAATGAAAATTGAAACATTAGATAAAAAAGAATATGATAAAAATGATTTATCTTTACATTCAAAAGTTATAAATAAATATAAAACTACTTGGTGGCATAAAAAATCATGGAAATAATTAATTATATAAAAATATATGATAATGTTCTCAAAGAAGAAACTTTAAAAAATTTTATAAAAATTTGTGAATCTAGAAAAGAATTTCATGAAGCTGCTATTGTGGTAGATAGTAGAAAAGACTCTGCTATAGTAGATAAAAAAGTAAGAGATGTTAAAGTTTGGAATTTAGTTAATCTTGGAGAAGAAAGTAGAACTAATGTATTTTGGGCAAATTTTTTTTGTTTTTTAATAACTAAATATTTTAAAACATACGCTAAAGAAATAGGTATGACACATACTAATGAAGAAGTAAGAGATATTCAACTTTTAAAGTATGAAAATAATGGTCATTATGAATTTCATATAGATCATGGCAAGCAAACCCCTAGAACTTTTAGTTGTATTTTTTTTGTAAATGAAAATTACAAAGGTGGAGAATTGTGTTTTAAATTTCCAGGAAGTGTAAAAGAAACAGTTGTGGAGAAAAAGAGCAATAGATTAATAATTTGGCCTAGTAATTTTTTATATCCTCATGCAGTTAAACCTGTTACAGAAGGTGTTAGGTATTCGGTAGTATCATGGGCATTATAGGAAAAGATTTTAGATTTAAAGTTGTAAAAAACTTTCTAAGTCAAGATGAAATTGAATTAGCAAATATTTATTGTGAAATGATACATCGAACTAATCAATCTCACTATTCAATATCTTTATTTTCAAAAGTTCTTACAAATCCTGATACTTCATATTATGCAGATAAGTTAACAGAATCTTTTCTTCTAAAAAAGAAACCTTTGATAGAAAAAGAAATAGGTAAAAAAATATTACCTACATATAGTTTTTGGAGAATGTATACTAAATTTTCAGTTTTAAAAAAACATACTGATAGACATGCTTGTGAAATAAGTTTAAGTGTTAAAATAGGTAGTGATGGAACTCCTTGGCCAATATATATTGATGGTAGCCCAGTTACTCTTGACGATGGAGATGCTGTAATTTATTTAGGATGTGAGTCTTATCATTGGAGAGAAGAATTTATGGGAGATTGGTATGCATCTTTATTTTTACATTATGTTGATGCAGATGGCCCATATAAAGAATGGGAAAAAGATAAAAGACTTTATTGGGGTGTATCAAGATAAAATGAGATTCGAACAAAAAAAAGATGGTTCTTGTATTTTAAAATTTGATGATGAAGAAGTAAAAATTTTAAAGAAAAAAAAACAATTATATTTTACCTCAGAAGCTCTAAGACATTTTGGTAATGCTTTAATGAAAATGGTAATAGAATTTAATATTAATTTTGACAATAAAACAAAATATTTATGCACTGACCAATCTACTAAAGTTTTATTAGATAAAGAAGAAGATGATAAAGATAGAAAATAATTTTTTAAATAACCAAAAATTATTTGAAATAAATCAAATAATTACTTCTATTAATTTTCCTTGGTATATTTCTGATAGTATAAATAAATTTACCCATCCTCTAATTAAAGATACAGGAAGTAAGAAAGAAAGTTCTATGTTTATGTCTAAAATTTTAAACCCTGTACTAGAAAATATTAATGTTAACACAATTATAAGCGCAGATGTGATACTACAAATGCCTTCAATTAATAAAATTAAAGTTGAAGAAAAATCTAGTAATTTAGATTTAAACAATTCAAGTATGACTGGAATTTTATGTTTAAATAGCTTCAATGGATTTATTGAAACGCTTAATTCAAAAGAACAGTCAATTATTCAAAATAGGTTTTTTTCATTCCCTACAAATATAGGTTATTTTAGTTATTCTCATACAGATAATTGCTTTGGGCTAATATTAAGATTGGTATACAGTTACTAAAACAAATATGGTATAATTCCATATGCCTTTAACAAATGTACAGATAAGACCAGGATTTAATAAACAAGTTACAGAAACCGGAGCCGAAGGGCAGTGGACAGATGGTGACTTTGTTAGATTTAGATATGGTCTACCAGAAAAAATTGGTGGGTGGGAGCAGATAACTGGTTCTACTTTAGTCGGAGCCGTTAGAGAACAATTAGTATGGGCAGATTTAGATGGCAGAAGATACGCTGCTTTAGGAACAAACAAAGGTTTATTTATTTTTTACGAAGGTGCTTTTTACGACATAACACCTTTAGGCACAGCTAAAACTGGATGTACATTTGACACTGTGAATACTTCGGCTACCGTTACTGTCAACAAAGCATCACACGAATTACAACCTGGAGATCTTTTCATTTTTACTTCAGTGACACCTCCAGTAGGTGCTGGATATGTAGCGTCAGATTTTGAAACAAATACTTTTCAAGTAGTTACTGTTCCAAATAGTGATACATTTACTATAACAATGGCTAGCGCAGCAGGGACAACGGTCAACGGAAGCGGATCTGCAACAGTCAATCCATACATAAGTGCAGGTGCTTTAGGATTTACTTATGGCTTTGGTTTTGGAACAGGATTATGGGGCGGAGGACAACAAGTATTCGGAACTTTAAACGGAGCTTTATTAGACGACACCGCAGGTACTGGAGGTGTTGGAACATCAATTACACTTGCATCAACAACTGGATTTCCAACTTCTGGCACTATAAAAGTTGGAGCAGAATTTATATCTTATACAGGCATATCAACAAATGATTTAACAGGGATTACCAGAGACGTGGCAGGCACTAGATCTGCACATGCAGATGGTTCAGGTGTAGAAGTATTTACTGGATGGGGTGATGCTTCTTTATCACAAACTTTAACAATAGATCCTGCATCTTGGTCTTTAGATAATTTTGGAGAAAAATTAATAGCTACTATAAAAAATGGTCAAACATTTAAATGGAATCCTATCAATGCAGATCCTAATGCTTTAACTACTAGAGCAACACTTGTTAGCGGTGCACCTACAAAATCAGTAATGTCTATCGTCTCTGAAAGAGATAGACACTTAATTATTCTTGGAACTGAAACTACAATTGGTGATCCATCTAAACAAGATAAAATGTTTATTAGATTTTCTGATCAAGAAGATATTTCAGATTATACACCAACATCAATTAATACTGCAGGTACTTTTAGACTAGACTCCGGAGTTAAGATAGTGGGTGCAGCAAAAGCTAAAGATTATATTTTAATCCTTACAGATACATCTGCTTATGTAATGCAGTTTGTAGGAACACCATTTACTTTCTCTATTAGACAAGTTGGAAGTAATTGCGGAGCGATTGGTCAACATGCAATAAAATATGTTAATGGAGCTGTATGGTGGATGGGTCAAGCAGGCGGTTTCTTTGTCTATGATGGTACTGTAAAAGCTGTTCCGTGTTTAGTAGAAGATTTTGTATTTACTAATAAAGGTAATAATCTAGGTATTAATTACAATTCAGGTGAAATTGTTTATGCAGGTTTAAATCATTTATATAGTGAGATTCATTGGTTTTATCCTAAATCAGGATCAGAGAAAGTGGATAGAGTGGTATCTTACAATTATGAAGAAAATGTTTGGACTACGGGTTCTATGGATAGAACTTCTTGGTTTGACGCTACTTTATATGACAACCCCTACGCAACTAAATTTAATACAACAGATACTCCAACATTTCCAACTATACAAGGTGTAACTAATGTTAATGGGGCATCTACTTATTATGCTCATGAAGTTGGTAATAATGAAGTAGATTCAACAGGCGCTAAAACAGCAATACCTGCATTTATTCAATCTGGTGATTTTAATTTAGGTGAAGGAGAGGTCTTTATCAGTATGAGAAGATTTGTACCAGACTTTAAATTATTGACTGGTGATGCTCAAATAACAATTAATCTAAGAGATTATCCAGCAGATGGAGCAGTATCTTCACCTCTTGGACCCTTTACAGTAAATAGCTCAACTGATAAAATAGATACCCGTGCTAGGTCTAGGTTCGCTAGTTTAAAAATTGCAAACACCTCGACAGATCAAAACTGGAGATTTGGTACGTTTAGAGCAGATGTACAACCCGATGGAATGAGAGGATAATGGACGAAATATTTTTAAATGATTTTACTAATGTACCAATGGCTCAACAGCCCAATGGGTTAGCTGCTATTTACCAACAACCAGGATTTGAAAATTACACTCCATCTTATTCTGTTGCAGACCAACCAATGGTAAATCAAGATTTAAATTTTATTCCTGAAGGTGGAATAAACTTACCACCTATAAAAGAAATAGCAGGCAATATTATACAAGATAGATTAAAAAATTATGCATTAAAGAAAATAGGATTAGAGGGTTTAAAAGGAAATGTATTAAGGGGTATTGTAAACCCTTATGTTGGTCTCGCATCTTTTTTACCGGAAAACGTAAACCCAATTGGTGCATTACAAAATTTAAATACTCAGGTTCAATCTAGTTTACTTGGAAGATCTAAAACAATGGCTGATTACTTAGCTGCTAAACGAGAACAAAAAGCTGCACAAAATTTACAACGTCAACTGCAAACAGCAGTGGCTGATCAAGAAAGAGCAATGGCACAAAGAGTTATAAGCGGTGGTCAAGAACAAAGTATACCGGACAGAAATAGAGGACAAGTAACTTCTTCTCCAGGATTTTCTTCAAAAGAAAGAGGAGCAGCATTACATGGCTAAGATTAATGCAGGTATTCCTGAACCTACTCCTGAATATAGACAAGAAAACCAAAGACAGATAGCTCAAGCTATTCGTACAGTTCAAGATCAATTAAATACAAGCTTTCAAGAAGA